GCGGCTTCTTGCCTTGACTCAGGGACAGCCGATGAATACTTCTGGCAGTTCGGAATCCACCCGGGTGGCCAGTTCACTGGGATCACTCGCAACGGTGGCGGAATCCTCAAGAATCGATTCGTCGGCACGAACACAGGCGGCGGCTTCTCGTTCTCAGGCGACTATCAAAACCTGCAAGATTCACCGACAGCCCTCGACGATCCACAAGGCCGATACCTTGCGATTGAATGGAGGTATGAGCCGGGCGGCGACTGGCCATTATCTTCAGGCGGCATTCATATCCGGCAGGAATCGACAGAGTTTGGAAGTGCGAATCACTTCAGCATTGCCAGCAACCCAGACCCCATCGCCTTGCCTGTCCCTACTGAAGGAACAAGTCAGGGAACTCTGCCCTTCGCAGTTGAGTCCCCGGTGGTCGTCGAGCATTCTCGAAGAGTTCACAGGACTCGCTTCTCGTTCCCTTATTCAGCGAGCAGACCCATGGGGACAGAATCCAGACGCATCTACCAAGTTCGATGGGTGCTGAAGGAATCAGACCGTGACACGCTCGTTGCATTCTTTGAAGCCAGAGATGGCGAGCAGGCATTTACTTGGACAGTCCCCGGGGACAGTTCGACAAGTCTCGCAGCATTAATCTCCGCAGTGGAGATCCGACGGCTGGCTTCTGATGCTTACGAAATCCAAGCGACGATGGCAGAGGTGAAATAATGGCGAGAGATCTACACGCTGACCTCAACACTGCGAAGAATACACTCCACGAGGATCAGCCTTGGCTTGTGCTCTTCGACGTGTTTGTCACGGACTTGGAAGTTCTGCACCTCGTCGACAATGAGACGGCGATTACCTTCGGGGGTAACTCGTACAAACCATTCCCCGTCGGCTTCGAGCAGCTGGAAGAGAGCAGCAGCGGAGATCTGCCATACCTGAATGTCGTGGCTGCAAATGTTGACCGGACGATCAGCGGTTACCTTGAGAGCCATGGCGGACTGCTCGACCGTAAAGTCGTCATGCGAATCGTCCACCAGTCGAATCTCGCTGTTACTGCTATTGAGTCGACCCTGCGAATTCGTCAGGTCAGCGTCACCGAGGAGGCTGTCAACTTCAGGCTGAGTCATCATCCGTTCTTTGAAATTGAACTACCGCATCAGAAGTATTATAGACACCGCTGTCGCTGGGCCTTTAAGGGGACCGAATGCGGCTGGCAGTCCTCGCAGGGAGGCAACGCTTCCGCCTGTGACAAGTCGCTAAATGGCGGCAATGGATGCAATGCCCACAGCAACACCGAACGCTTCGGGGGTTTCCCCGGGATTCCAAGGAGGCGTATATGAGCGGCACATGGGACGACCTCATCGGCAAGCCGTACAAACTGGGGGCGACTGGCCCAGATGAATACGATTGCTTCGGTCTCTCGATGAAGGTTCTTGAAAGAATGGGATACCCGCTCGACATGAGCGTTGCAGAAAAGTGGATCCGACGATACAAGCCGGGGGAAACAAATCCGAATATGTTCAGCGAGCATGAATGCGAGATCGGCGAGATCCCAAGGCAGCCCGGGGATATTTTAGTTTGCAGCAACCCCGAAACCCCGCAAGAACGGGCCACTCATGTCGCTGTTCACATTGGTAGAAACCTTGTAATACATTCCACCAGAGAAATCGGCGTTCACATTGTCCCGGTTAAAAAAATAGAGCCGTACATCTCTGAGGTCATCACATGGGTATAGAAATCGCCCGGCTCGATTGCTTGTTTCCTGTTCGCTACGGTTCAAAGGGGACGGCAGACTTCGAGCAGGGCATGACCATCGAAGACGTGGCCCCAATTGTCGTGCAGTCCGGGAACTGGGGAGCGATTGTCAACGGCAAGAACATCCACAGCAATGACTGGCCGCATTTTAAAATCAGCGACGGCTCGCAAATCATATTTACGCCGTTGCCTGAGAATCTTCTGGCGTTCTCACCAGTAGCATTTCAGCAACTCGTCACATCTATATTCGGCTCGATTGCTCTGAATATGGCGATCAGCAAACTCCTCGGAGTTCCAGAAGTCGATCAATTCGAGGGAACTGAGTCCAACACGTACTCATTCCAGAACCTTCAGCAAACCGCAGGGGCAGGCTTGCCGATCAAAATCGTGTACGGAATCCATCCGGTAGCCGGGAACATTCTGGAGATGGATCTGACAGGCCAGAACCCCAGCAGTGCGAATCTGTACGGCTCGACCCTTGACTTGACCATCGGCCTCTGTGAGGGCGAAATCGCATCAGTCGACAGCGTCAGCCTAAACGGGAACGACCTCAGCACGTACTCAAGTCTGGCAACTCAGTCGCAGAATCTCGGGACCAATACCCAGACAGCACTCGGCAGCCCGGGCACATCGACGACTCAGAATGTCAGCGGGGAAATCCAGCCAAACATCACGACGACGATCTCTGGCGGGCAAGGCGAAGGGGCAGCAGGCCCAGCGTTCTCATACACGACAACCCAAGCCGTCGACTCAGCCAGTTTGAATTTGCTATTCGTTCGAGGGCTTTACGTTTCAGGCGAGTCAGGGATTGGAGTCCACAATTACAGCTGGAAGTATCGATACAGAGACACAGCCGCCAGCCCCAGCACATTCAACTTGTTCACTGATGTCGTTGTTTCCAGTAATCAGATCGGGGCGTGGATCCACAGCGAGACGGTAACCTTCCCCAGTAAATCGATATATGAAATCGAAGTAGTGCAGGTCAATCCGACGGAGGACTCCCTTGACTTCAACAGCCTGAGCCATGCACACGATGCGAACCTCGACAGTGTCGTCGAGCGAACAAATAATGTGTATTCGTATCCGAACCTCTCAACCCTGCGACTTGTCATCAACAGTGACGAATCCATCAATGGCTCAGCGATTCCCAATGTCATTGCAACTGTCACAGGGAGGAAAATCACAAAGTGGGATGGAGATTCGTTAGCGACTCCGAACTTCGTCGACGCTGCCCCGTACAGTAACCCCTCATGGATTGTCTACGACCTCTTGACGACTGCCCGGTATGGGCTTGGCAACTGGGTCGATAGTGACAACGTAGACCTCCAGAGTTTCAAGGACTGGGCGGATTGGTGCGATGAGCAGGTCAGCGACGGAGCTGGCGGCTCTGAATCCCGAGCGACTTGGAACGGCGTAATCGATGGTGCTTCAAGTGCATGGGAATCAGCCCTCGCAGTTTGTGCAAGTGCCCGGGCGACCCTTTACACCATCGGCGAAACGGTCAAGGTCAAGTTTGAGAGGGCCAGAACTCCGACGCAGATGTTCAACATGGCGAATATTGTCGAGGGGTCATGGTCGCAGAGTTACCTGAGCAGGCTGGACCGCCCGACCCGTGTCGATGTTCAGTTCCTTAACGCAGATGCGAACTATCAGGTCGACGTTGTCGGCGAGGACGATCCTGATGCGATTGCTGCGGGCCTCCCCCAGAGAACTCTTCAGATTGAACTGCCCGGGGTGACTCGGGAAAGTCAGGCCCGTCGTGAGGCTCGTTTCAGGTTGAATGTTGAAAAACTCGGCAGCGTTGTTGCGTGGGAATCCGACATTGATGCGGTTGCTTGTGAACCGGGAGATCTAATCTTGGTGCAGCATGATCTACCCCAATGGGGAGAGGGCGGACGAGCAACAGCGGGAAGCAGCACATCCATCACCATTGACCGCAATATCACCCTCGTCGACGGGAACTCCTACAAGGTTCTGGTACGGCATTCCGACGATACTCGGGAAGAGCGAACCATCACCAACATTGCAGGGACTTACACCTCTGGGACAGCCCTGACGGTCGACTCTGCATGGACTGCCAACCCAGTCGCTGGCGACTTGTACAGCCTTGGACCCTTTGAAATTTACAGTAAGAAGGTCGTTCTCTCCTCAATCACAACCACCGGGGAACTGACGAGACGACTTGAAGGGGTAATCTACGACGAAACGATTCATGAGGATGAAATCACGACCGCAGCGGCGACGTTCTTGGACTTGCCTGACCCCCAGCGGATTCCAGGAGTCGTCACGAACTTGACCGTCACCGAACTCAAGACCTCAGACACTCAGGCCGCTGTCTCATGGAACTACCCGACCGATTCCTCCGTGGCCTCTGCCAAAATCTGGAGTCGGGACACTTCGACCGACCCATATGTTCAGATCGGGACGGCCCAGTGGCCAGCAGCCCAGACGGTTCTCCCTTTTCGCCCGGGACACTCCCAGCAGGTTGCCGTCACAGCAGTCAGCCCAACCGGGGCACACTTGCCACCAACCTCCACGACTCCGGTCACATTTGAAGCAGGCGGGATGGGAGCGATTCCACTGGCCCCGACGAGCCTCGCACTAAAACAGGATGACGACCTTCTCGAAATCTCATGGACAGCCCCCACGACCCCAGTCGACAGGTACGAAATCCGGCGAGGTCTCAGCTGGGTAGGCTCGCAGTTTGTGGGAACAACGACGAGGCCCAGTTTGATCTCAAGCGAGTGGTGCCCAAGTTTAAGCACAGGACTCACAGAAACGTATCATGTGAGAGCAGTCAGGGATGGCCGCTTCGGCAGTGTCGCAAGTATTGACGAGACCAACAGCCTCTCGATCTGGACAGGCGGAACGGCTTCGACCAATGACTTCAGTGCTTCGAACTGGAGCGGCAACACTCTGAGCAATATGACGATCTTAGCAGAGGGGGCCAAGCGAGTTGTCAAGAACACGACCCCCGGAACCATCGCAAAACTTGAGAGCAGCGTCGTCGACACTGGCAGCCTCGGGAGTCACCGGATTGGCTTACTGATTCAGGCTGAGTTTGAAGACGATACATGGACTTCGGCAACTTATGCGTGGCAGAGCGAGACAGGGACAGCCAAGGCATGGGGGGGATATATTGATCCCAGTAAGTGGAAGACAGCAGTGGCGATTCAGTTTCGAACACGAACATCTTCAAGTTCCTCGTGGACTGCTTGGCGACCGCTTACTTCGAGAGTTCCTGCAACAGCATTCCAGGAGATCCAAGTGCTGGCAGAGTTCAAACCGAC